CTAACACTACCTCGGGAACAGTAACGTTTGATAAAAATTTTTCTATTGATGAAATAATAGAAGAAGCTTACGAGCGTATTGGACAACAAAACGTTTCAGGTTATCAACTTAAATCTGCAAGACGATCTCTTAATATTCTTTTTCAAGAGTGGGCTAATAGAGGTCTTCACTATTGGGAAGTTGCAAATAACAATATTACTTTAGTTGCAGATCAAGCGGTATACACAATGTTTAGATCAACAGGCGATGGAACCTCTGATGCAACAGCTGTATATGGTGTAGATGATATATTAGAAGCTTCTTATAGAAGTTCTAATGTAGACTCACCTCTTACAAAAATAAATAGATCTCAATATCAAGCATTATCTAATAAAACTTCTACAGGCCAACCATCACAATATTTTGTTCAAAGATTTATAGATAAAGTTACAATAACTTTATATTTAACACCTGGGTCTAGCGAAGCAGGTAAATTTATTAATTACTATTATGTAAAAAGAATTCAAGATGTAGGTGATTATACAAATGCAACTGATGTTCCTTATCGTTTTGTACCTTGTATGGTTGCTGGTTTAGCATATTATCTTGCAATTAAAAACGCACCTCAATCAGTTCAAATGTTAAAAATGTTATATGAAGATGAATTACAAAGAGCTTTAGCAGAAGACGGTTCCTCATCTAGCACTTATATTAGTCCTAAAGTTTATTATCCGGAGGCATAATGGCAACATCTTCAGGAAAATTTGCAAAGTTTATATCAGATAGATCAGGACAAGAATTTCCATACGCAGAAATGGTTATTGAGTGGAATGGTGCTAGAGTTCATACCTCTGAGTTTGAAAAAAAACACCCACAATTACAACCAAAATCACATTCAGCAGATGCACAAGGTTTATTAAATGCAAGACCTGATAGAACAGAACCAGAAGTAGCTAGAGTTTTAACTTTAAATCCTTTTAAAATTACAAATAGTTCTACAACAGTATCTGTATTTGAGGAAAACCATGGTAGGTCTACTAGCGATACGGTAAGATTTAGAAATGGAGAGGGTTCTTTTGGTATAACAAGCGCAGATATAAATAAATCTGCAGGATTTACAATTACCAAAGTTGATGCTAATAATTATACATTTACAGCTGCTGGAACAGCAACTGCAAGTACAAATATTGGAGGAGGAAGTTTATCGGTTGGTCCGGTAACACTAGTATCATAATGGCAGGATTAAGTGCATCAGGATTAAAAACACAAATTAAAAATTATACTGAAACAGACTCTAATGTTTTAACAGATTCTGTATTAGAAAATATTATTTTAAATGCTCAATATAAAATATTTAGAGACGTGCCTATTGATGCAAATAGAAAACAACAACTAGGTAATTTAGTTGCTGGACAAGAATCCATTAACTGTCCTGCAGGGGCTGTATTTATTAGAGGTATACAAGTTTATGATACAGCAGGATCTGAAACTACAGGAGCTAATAGATGGTTAGAGAAAAAAGATTATACATATTTACAAGAGTATCAGGATGTAACCGGAACCTCCGCTGCTCAAGGTCAACCTAAATATTATGCTATGTTTGGTGGTGCTACAGGAGAATCAGACACCACATCTGGACGTATAGCTTTTGCTCCAGTTCCTAATACTACATACAGATTTAGAGTTCATTTTGATAAAGCACCAGATCTTTTAGAAAATGATGATACTAATTATATTAGTTTAAACTTTCCAAATGGGTTATTATACGCGTGTTTAGTAGAGGCTTATGCCTTCTTAAAAGGCCCAATGGATATGTTGACATTATACGAACAAAAGTATAAACAAGAAGTACAGAAGTTTGCTGCAGAGCAACTCGGTAGACGTAAAAGGGACGACTACACGGACGGAACAGTTCG